CGATCCAACCCAAGTCAAACAATTAATCGACTCCCTTAACTCCTTAACCAAGGCATTAGGTGGTTCCTCTGCAAGCGGTGGATATTCAGCCCAAAAGACTGGATATGACAGTTATAAAAATGGCGAAGGTGGTCTTAATACGGATGCCTTGAGAAATGCCATTAAGAATAATGGTGATGCTGCCCAGCAATTGGGTAACATGTTCAAGAAGATCACCTTGGAAGCCAAGGGTTTGGATAAGGTCTTTGACACCCTAGAAAAGAATACCCGTAAGCTAAATGACCAACAGCGTCAGGCTACCTTGTCTATTATCGATATGATGAAAGCTGGTGATGACTTTGTTAAGACATTGGATGACTTGGATAAGCGCGCTACTAAGGCTGCTCAGAGTATTGAGAAGCACAAGGACGCTGTTGATACTCTAAAGACTGCTACCTCAAAGCTTTCAGATTTGGAATTGAAGAGAGCCGCAGTTGAAGCCAACCTTGCTAAAGCTAGAAAGGGTAAGAAGAAAACCAGCGATTTAGAGAAGACTCTTAAAGAGTTTGATAAGTCCATTGCGGAACAGAAGACCGCAGTAGATGGTTTGAATAAAGAATTCACTGAAATTACAGAATCATTCATCGAATTGAACAAGACTACCGGTGCTCTTAATGAAGCCGATCTTGAATATTTAAAGAATGTAAATGAAATCAACACATCCAATGAAGATTACATCAAGGTCATTAACAAGGTTACTGGCGGTGTAGAACAGCTTCAGAAGACCAATAACACCATCGCACAGACTCTTGTAGAGAATGCCAAGGTTAACGGCGACCATTTGACCAAGGGCGTTGTCGCTCTTAAGAATGGTTTGATCAAGGCCGGCAAGTTGCTATTCACTGAAGCCATCCCAATGGCATTCAATGATTACATGGCTCGTATGAAAAACAACATCCCTGAAAGTGGCTATGGAAGCTCACTTCTTATGGGTGTGTCTGAATCTCAAAGATCAGACTTGATTGGTGGTAACCGTCAAGCATTAAGAGGTTTGGGTGGTGGTAATGAATATAGTGGCTTCGATAAGCAGTTAGCCGATCTACAGAAGACTGCATATCAGTTTGGTGTTTATGGTAAGGATGCTCTAGAGACCGCATTGGCTTATCAGAAGACTTCACAGGGTGTAGGTATTAATGCCGGTGACGTTGAAGGCCAGAAAACACAGATGGGCTTGATGCACCAATTCTCAGAACAGATTGGTGTAACTGATGGTGCATTGAAGGATTTCTATGACAGCCTAGGTGACATGGGTGAGTTGTCTGCACTTAATCAGAAGTATGCCGATAAGTCGGATGCCGAACGCTCAAAGGCTATTAATAAAGAAATCTATGAAAGAACTAAGCTAAACGTTGCATTGGGTATCAGTCTCGATACTCAGAAGCAGTTGCAGCAGGAAGCTGTTAATAAGCGTTACGCTGGTCTTGAGAGTTTGATTAAAACTCAGATCGGTTCAGCAATGCAGGTTCAGCAATATAATCAGGCTAATCCTAATTCACAGATCAATTCAAAAGATGCAAATTTCTTCCAGACCGTATCCGGTGCCGGTGGTGTTAGCACATTAAATGATCCTGCTGATATCAAGCGTTACACTGATATTGCTAAATCAATCGCAGCAAGTGATCAGGGTAGACTACTTAAGGCTCAACAGGCAGCAGCTAAGGGTAATCCTAATGCTATGTACGGCGAAGCTATTAACACTCAGCTACAGGGTATTGGTGTTAACAGACAGCAGTTCGACACTGAATGGGGAAAGATTAATCAGCAAGGTAAGACCCAAGGTAATGTAACTGGTACCAAGACATTCGATGATGCCCTATCTAAGGCTACCGATGGTCTAACTGGCCCTAGTGGTTTTGCTCAGGCCATTATTGAAGCTACACAGGCTGTTCAAGGATTTAATAAGAATCCTATTGGTTCATCAGTTAATGGTGTTCTTCAGACCGCTGGTGGATTTGTTTTAGGTGGATTGCTAAAGAAAGCTGGTGGAAAGATATTAAGTTCAGTGGTTGGTGGTGGTGCTGAAGCTGGTGCAGGAGCAGCCGTTGGTGAAGGTGCTGCTGTTGCCGGTGGTGGTCTAGCCGGTGGCGCTCTTGCTACTACAGGATGGCTTGCTGCCGCTGCTGCCGTAGGTTATGGCATTGGTACGATAATTAATAAGACTCTCATTGAGGGTACCAAAGCTGGTGACTTCATTGGTGAGAATATGGCGAAGATGGCCTCATTCTTTGGTAGTGATGCCGCGCAGCAAGCTTTGAGTGATAACAAGAAATATGATGCTGTTACTGCCTCAGGCAATGCTAGAAGAACCGAATTAGATGCTGTTACAGCCGCACAGAAGCTTGCAGTTACCGTTAAAGGAACTTCAGGTCAGGGTATGGCTGTGTCCAAGGCTGAAGAACTAAGATCAAATTATAGAGACAAATACGGTGTTGATCTATCCGGTGGTAGCGTTGGCTACACAGCACTAGTTCCTAATACCGATAGCGCACCTTCCGTAGCCACAGCTTCATCACCATCAAATCTGATTAGCCAACAGCTTCAGAATCAGGTTATGCAGGCAGCACAGAATGGCGATAAGGATAAGGTTGCAGATTTGTTGGAACAGATCGCTAAGTCCAATAAGAATATGGATGAGCGTGATGGTAAGGAAGCAGCCAAGGTTGAACAGAAAGAAAACGAGAAATATGGTGATGCTTACGCTGGTCTAAACAAACATCTTGCAACCTCTCAGAACTCTTACAAAAGCTCAGTTTAAAAACGTTAATAAATACAACATTATGAGATAACTAAATGGCTGCATCAGATCGCGGAAAAATTACCAAATTCTATAAAATTATTGACCCACAATCGGCCAAGGTCAGTATGTCCGACTCACAGGACACGTCTGGTAGTTACGGTGGCCTTTATGGTAATTACAGTTGGATGAACAAGCTCATTCAGGGTAGCTCTGCAAGAATCCAGAGATACCGTGAATTCGATATGATGGACGAAGATACTGACGTATCGAGAGCCTTGGACATCATTGCTGAAGAAATCATTGGTAATAATCCTAAAAGTGATATGCCATTAGAACTTCAGATTACTGTTGGTAATGAACAGGATGTAGCATCCAGAGACGTTGTAACCCTTCAGGCAGCTTTAAGAACATGGTGTAACGTCCATAGATGGAACCGTAGACTTTACTTCCTAGTAAGAAACACCATCAAATATGGTGATTCATTCTTCTTCAGAGGTAAGAAGATGTCTCAGCCGTTCGTTTATGTTAATCCAAAGCACGTCATTGGGGCCATCGTTACTAAGGATGATGTCAATAACGTAAAGGGTTGGCAGATCAGAAATGACTTTGATAAGGCTATTGACAACGTAAGCTTCCAGAGTGCTGGTGTTTCATCAGAATCATATAACGTTGAAAACTATTCTTCTGAAGATGTTATTCGTTTTGGTCTTCATGACGACATGTCAGATGAAGCTCCTTTCAGCCAATCCATTCTACGTGCGATCTACAGAACCTTTAAGCAGAAGCAGTTGCTAGAAGATTCCGTATTGATCTACAGAATTCAGCGTGCTCCTGAAAAGCGTGTCTTTAAGCTTGAATTGGGTAATACCCCACCACAGTTGAAGGCTCAGATTCTAGAAAACGCTAAAAATGAAATCAAACAGCGAAAGATTCCATCCCCATATGGTGGTGGTAATCAGGTTGAATCAATCTACTCACCAACCTCAATGAACGAAGATTTCTTCTTCGCTATGAGAAATGGTCAGGGCTCCACGGTAGAAACCCTACCGGGTGGTCAGGGTCTAGGTGAATTGAAGGAATTGGATTACTTCTACAATAAGATGTGGAGAGCTTTGCGTATCCCTCAGTCATACATGGACAACACCGCAACTGGTGGCTCTCCATTTAATGATGGCAAGGTGGGCATCGCTTATCAGCAGGAAATCAAGTTCACACTATACATCGAACAGCTTCAGATTCACTTTGAAGATGTTCTAGACAGAGAATTCAAGCGCTTCCTACAGAATGACATGAAGGTCAATATTGACCCTACCGTTTACAAGATCATTCTTCCTTCACCAAGCAACTTCAAGAAGTCCAGAGATAATGAGATTAACAGTTCACTTGTTAACTTGGCATTGTCTGCTGCCGGTATCGAATGGTTGTCACCTCGTTTCATTGGTACTAAGTACTTGGGTCTAACCAAGGAAGAGTTGATCATGAATGAACGTATGAAGGCTGAGGACTTAGGTCTTGACCCAAATGGTGGCAAGAAGAATATGGCTAAGATTTACTCACCAAACAATGCTGACTCTGGTGGTTATGACGGTGGTCTAACCGGTGGCGGTGGTAGTGCTGGTGGAGACCTTGGCGGTGATGGTGACTTAGGTGACCTAGATGATACCTCTGGTGAGGGTGATGGTACAGAGACCGATACTGGCTCTGACACAACAGACACCAGCGCACCAGCAAACAAATCCTCTGAAAAGAAGTCTTAAGAGCTTACAGACATAAATAATGATAATCACAGATCGTGAAGGAATTCTATAAATGACACCAAAAGAATATTTGAGCCAGATGATTAAGGCTTTGACCAATGGCGACCAACAGAAAGCGAAAGAATTTCATCACGCTTATGTAGAAACTAAATCAAAGGACTTGTTGAAGGAAGACCATGACAAACTTCTAACCTCAAAGGGTTTGGAAGATTTGATCAAGACCCTTCACACAAGAGCCAAGAAGGCTAAGAAAGAAGAGGCTTTCCTAATTTGCTTGGGTAAGCACTCTAATACTAAGGATTGCACCGCAAAGGATTTTGCGAAATGTGCAGTTGCCCTAGCCAAGGATAAGAAGAAAGCAGATCAGTTTGTGCATGATGTTGAGCACGAATTGAAGATGGAAGATCACGACCCTGCAAAGGATATTGAGGGAAAGTATTAATCCATGAAAATTTTAGATGTACTCGATTCGAAAATCCCTAACGCCTTTAAGGATAAGAAGCCTAAAAAGGTTGTAAATAAGGTGAAGCAATCCGTCTATGGTGGATTGGGTTCGAATCTGAGTGGACAGTGTTCTACGGATGGAAATGGAGCCACGGACGGCTCATCTTCTACTGGTGCTGGCGCATCAGCAGGTAGCGGTTCTGCCGGTGGTTCTGGTGGATCGGCTGGTGGTGCATCAGGAGGTGCAGCATGAAAGTAGGTAGCTTTAAAAATTACCTTAATGATGTCAAGCGTGCTCCATATTATTTTCTTCTTGCAAACGAAGAAACGAAAGATGGGAAGGCTGCAACAGAAGAACCAACCAAACAGGATCACGATAAGGAAGAAGAAAAGTCTCTTCTTCAGTATCTACTATATGCTAATGCTAAAAACTAATGAGGAATTGATATGAGCACTAAACAACATTTAAGAGATTTCGTTGACGCAGTAATTAAGAAGGATGACGTAGCCGCCAAGTCAGCTTGGGAAACCTACTCAACCTTGAAAGCCAAGGAAGTTTTGAAGGAAAAGGAAGAGTCACCAATCAAGCTAAAGGGTGAAGACCTATTTGTAAACGGTAAGGCCGTTGGCAAGGTTAAGCACGATGTTGATGATGACAAGGGTATTCAGTATACCGCAGCCGGTGGTAAGGCAAAGAAGTTCGATGACCTTAAGTCATTGTATGCCCACGTAGGCGAAGAACATAAGCTAAACGAAGTTAAGGATTTTGAATCTGAAATCCAGAAGCTTCCAAACCGCGACGAAACCGAAGAGAACATTGACGGCTTCGAAGATGGCAAGGATGGCGAAGCAAAGAAAACGGATGGTCCAGCTAAGGCAAAGGCCAAAAAGATTATTGATAACGTTAAAGCCGGTAAGAAGGCTTAAGGAAAAATAGTGGAATTACTAATTGAATCATTAAACGCCAATGAAGGTAACATCATTACTGAAGCTAGTAACGAAGGTAGGGATGTATACTTGAATGGTATTTTCATGCAGGCCTCGATTAAAAATCGTAATGGTCGTGTGTACCCTCTAGACGAAATGGTTAAGGCCGTTGCAAGTCTTAATGAGACTATTAAGTCTCATGGTAGCGTGGCTGGTGAGTTGGATCACCCAGCAGATCGTTTAATGACTGAATTGCAGTCAGTTTCACACGTTATTACAGAAGTTAGAATGGACGGTACAAACGCTGTCGGTAAGATGAAGCTACTTAATACTCCTTATGGTTTAATCGCAAAGGAATTGATTAAGAATGGTTTCCGTCCGGGTGTTTCATCCCGTGGTGCAGGCTCAGTAAACAATGAAGGTGTTGTTGAAAACTTCATGGTCCAGACTGTAGACATCGTATGCGTTCCATCAGCAGCCGGTGCAATGCCAGTTCCAGTGTATGAATCATTACAGCAGATGAAGTCTGGTATCAAGACCCTAACTCTTGCAGAACAGATGCAGTACGATCCAGCAGCACAGAAGTACTTTGCCAAGGAATTTAATAAGTTCCTTTCGGATATCTTCGATAAGAAGAAGTGATATCACAAATCACAGATAAAATAAAAGCGCCTTTCGGCGCTTTTATTGTTTATAGACTTTGAAATCTTAGTTGATTTCGATTGAATCTAGATCATCGTCAAATCCACCTTCATCTGGTGCTTGATCATCCTGAGGCTGTGCAGGACGTGTACCAGCGGTTGACTTGAATGTACCGTACTTCTGAGCAAGAGCTAAAGCAGCCTGACCCTTAGGAGTCAATTCACCGCTTAAATCATCTACTAGACGGTAGCTGGCTAGTTCATCAAAAGCATCCTGTGCCTGAGGTGAGGCAACCTGAACGTCAAAACGACCAGCGGCGATCTTCTTCAAAAGACCAATCTGTAGAGGTGACAGATTCTTATAAGCGACTGCTGCGCCCACATCCTCTGTCAAAATATCAAAAATTTTCATGTAAAGAACTCCAATAGTATTCTTATTTATTGGATGATATACAGTGGACTTGATAAAATCAACATGTTTGAATATTGATAGATTAATCTTTACATGATATAATCGGGCGCGTAAAGGAAATAATTAAAATGAACAATTGGTTCTCATCTGACCCGCATTACCACCATAAGAATATCCTGAAGTTTACGGGTAGGCCATATGAAACCGTGGAAGACATGAATGAAGCATTCATTGAATGGAATAACAGAAACGTAAAAGACACTGACTTTGTATGGAATCTTGGAGACTTCTCTTTTGGTAATACTGAAAAGACTATCGAGGTTCTTAGTAGATTGAAAGGACAGCAGCATTTGATCTTGGGTAACCACGATAATGCCATTTTCAACGAAAGAAAGAAATACCTTGATCAAGGTCTTTTCAAATCCATTCAACATTACAGAGAACTGAGATTCGACAACAAGGTCAAAATTGTTATGTCGCACTACCCAATGCGATCATGGAACGGAAGCAATAGAGGCGCTTTCCAACTCTTTGGTCATGTCCATGGAAAGATGGCACCATTGGGTAAATCAGTTGACGTTGGCGTTGATAGCCAGTGGATCACAGGAAAGTATGAAGGTCGTCCATTCCACCTTGACGAAATCATTACCTTCATGGACTCCAAGGACATCGTGACAGATTATGGCGACTGAAGTTATTCGTCTACAAAAGCCAAGAAGAGGATGTGGTAGCACCAAATTCTTGATGAATAAGGTAATAGACAGTGTTACGAATTATGGTGATAGATGGTTCATTTATTCAATCAATCCAACAAATATAAAAGATCAATTAAAACGATTGTTGGTTGAGAGACTTAAATCAAAGAAAATAGAAGTGACTGTGCCTATGATTGATGACTTCATGAAGTATGTCAAAATTGAAAAATATGATGACTCAAGAATCATGGGAATGAACTACCAAAATTCTAATATCTTACTTTCAGATTTTGATTCAAGGCAAAACTTACATACAAGAGTTTACTCAGATTTGGTTAGGCGACCATCCGAGGTTTTAATAATAGAAATGGACACAGAGGTGCAATATTGCATATGATTTTTGAAGAAGTATTTTTAGGTGAAGGCGAGAACAAAAAGGAACGCCAGAAAGTGTTCAAGGCACCAGACCCCGGAATGGTCCCAAGGAATAACTCTATTTCATTGTTCTTAGCTGGCTCCATCGAAATGGGAAAAGCTAAAGACTGGCAGACAGAGCTTACCGATGAATTGTTAGAAGCTTATAGCAACATCTATATCTTTAACCCAAGAAGGGACGATTGGGATTCATCATGGGAACAGAAGAAAGAAAATAAGCAGTTCAATGAACAGGTGACGTGGGAGCTATCACACATCGAGTTTGCAGATTTCATAGTTGTTTACTTTGATGAGAAAACACAGTCCCCAATCACCTTAGCTGAGCTTGGATTAATAGCAGGCAAATTCCCGCAAAAGGCGATAGTATATTGCCCTGAGAAGTTCTTTAGAAAAGGAAACGTAGATATCATCTGTGATAGATACGGGCTAACTCAGATTGATAATATCGAAGACTTCAAGGCCGCGTTAGAAAAGAAAACAAAATTTTTGAAGAAAAAAGTAGGTTAACAATAAATGACTTGTATTGTAGGTTTAAGACACAACGATAAGATTTATATCGGTGGTGACTCTCTAGGATCAAACACAAGCTTTCAAAAGACCGTTAGAGTCGATGAGAAAGTCTTTGTGAAACATGATATGGTCTTTGGATTCACATCTTCCTTTAGAATGGGACAGATCATCCGATACGCATTCGATATCCCACCTCGCAATGAGGGTGTGGAAGATATGGAATACTTGGTGAGAACCTTTATTCCAGCACTGATCGAGTGTTATAAAGATAACGGATTCCTCCCCAAGGACGATGATGAAACATCTGCCGTAGGTGGTGTCTTCTTATTAGGATATAAGAGTCAGTTGTATCAAATTGAAACTGATTTTCAAGTAGGTATCTCGGCTCTT